TGAGAAAATCAAGAAATACCTTCCTGACAATGCCCTATACCAGCTCTTAGAAGCCGAACGTATCAAACAACGTATCCGCGACCGCGAACAAGATATGTGGGTTTATTAAAACAATATACAAAAGACTACCTCTTTGGGGTAGTCTTTTGTCTTTTTATAAATGCCTTACGTTTTAATCTTTTAAGCCTTGAATCTTGATTTTCTCAGCCAATATTTTACCGAAGTACGGTTCGCCAAGGGAGAGATCCTCACTCGCGTAGGTGAGGTAGAGAACTATTTGTATTACCTTAGCGAAGGTATTGTACGCTTTTTCTATTATAATCCTACTACAGATAAGGAAACTACGGTGGATATACTGTTTCCTGAATCGTTCTGCCTTTCTTATACCTCCTTTGTTAAGCAAGAACCTTCACTGCTTTCTATTGAAGCCCTTAAGGATGTTACTGCCTATAAGATAGGGCGAGAACACCTTAACCACCTGATACAGCAACAGGAGTATCTGCAAATAAAAGCTGATATATTAGAACACTTGCTTATTGAGAAAATGCAGCGTGAAGCGCAATTTTTACTACAATCCCCCGAAGAAATCTACCGTACCCTATTGGAGAAAGATCCTAAGCTTATTCAGAATATTCCACTGAAATATATTGCTTCCTATATAGGCATTACCCCCCAAGCCCTCAGCAGAATACGCAGGCGTATTTTCTAAGAGGTTATTTTTTTATTGAGTTCTTCCAATAATTCTTCCACAAGAGAGAAATGAGTTCTTGGATATTTGCTTCTTTTCTGTAAGATTGTATTCAAGTGAGATTGTAATTTCATATAAAGCGCTGTTTTTGACGTAGTGCATTTTAGATCTTCTTTCAGTAAATGGGCTATTTCATCATACGCTTCATCTTCTAATGTGATAATAAGCCATTCTACCTTGCCCAAGAAGTCTCTGGAGATATGTTCTTGGTAGAAGGTGTCAAACAGCTCAAAGAAGGCATCTAAAGCCTTTTCTTTAGTCTTGAATTTGTAGAAGAGTATACTCGCCCATCCTCTAGTATCCCTAAGATGATATTTCTTGCGTAACCAATAGTAAAAATCATTATATAGTATATTGGCTTTTACATCTTCTTCTCGATTGCGATAATACCAACCATTTAGGAAACTATATAAGCAGAATATATCATGTTCGTGAATAAATAGTTCAGGGCGTGGTTTGATAAGGTTAATGAGTTCTATGATGTTCATCTTTTATTTTTTTGTTTTATCTTTCAGTAGCTTCTTTTCCTCCTTATTGAGTTTGCGTTGTACTTTCTTAATATCTTCGGCAGCAGGGAGCTGTTCTGGTGCTATACCTCTGTCTATAAGCATATTTCTTACGGCAGTATTGTTGTCTATATGTTCTTTCTGGATAGGAGACATTCCTTTTAGGTCTTTCCCTACTACATTTACACTTGTCATTTCTGCTGCCAAATCCTTAGCCTTGATACTTATAGTGGGAAGGAAATCAGCTACAGGGCGATTCTCAGGGACGCCTATTTTTCGTTTGAGTTGTGCTGTGGTAAGATTGAAGAGCGCTTGATCACCTTTGCTACGAATGATAGCAAATCCCTTATCATCTACACCATGCTCATAGAGTATTCCTGAAAGTTGTTTCTCCGTTTGGGAGAGTTTTTCTCTTGCTTTTACGCGTTCATATTCTAAAAGGCGTTGTTCAACTATCTCAGCCTTACGGGTTTGTACCGCAAAATAGGTCTGAGCAAAGGATATTTCTTCCTTTCTGCTGTCTCCATTTTGTGCGACTAAGTAGCAAGCATAGCGTGTTAAAAGGAGGTCATCTATCTGTTTTTCAGCACCTGAGCCTATGGAAACCATTTTGCTGACGTCAGCAAAATGGTAGGTTATATTTTCTCCTACACTACTACAGGAAACCTTTGCTTTTTGAATAATAAGTTCAAAATTACGCCATTGAGAATACCCCAATAGGGTCTGTAACTCTCTGGCACTCCAGCATTCTATACCTTCTATTTCTTGAGCGGCTTCCTCAAATTTCTTAAAAAGGGCTTTTATTTCTTCTGCTTTCATCTTGATGATAAGAATTATTTCTCTTCAAAGTTACGATTTTATTCTTAAACTACCAAAAGCATTTATGGTACGTTCTCCTTGTTGAGAGAGGTTGTATAATAGCGCTTCGTACAATTTCCAAAAGCTATTGATAGGCTGTTTGATGTAGCAGAGAAGCTCAAGGGTGCGTTCCTTAAACACATTAGGATATTCGGCATATTGTACCCCTGCAATGGTGCTACTGGTAGTGGTTAGGTGCTCTTTTACCTCGTAGCTCTTTAGCAAGTTACTTTCATTCTCTTCTAATAGGTAAATACCATACTTGGATAGGTCTATGGTGTCAATCGTAAAACCTGAAGGAGGTAAAGTGTCATTAGGGGCTATATAGGTGTAACCATGCAATGGATTATCATTAGCAAAAGTAGCCTCATAGGTGATATAACCTTCTTCTTTTTTAGCTTTTCTCACCCCAACAAAGCGTAATCGGAAAGACTTACCCAGCTCCTCAAAAAGAAAATCGTTATAGGTTTGAGCGGATAGAAAGGATATAAATGCATCGTATTGGTTGCTTTTGGAGATAAAAGACAATGAAAAAGAGAATGTGTCTAATTGTGGATCGTCAGTGTCGTATTCTTTACCGTAATACTCTGCCCAGTCGTTACTATTTAGTTTTTTGAGAGGAGGAAAGCAAAGTAAATCCTTGTAGTTTCCATCTAAAAGGTAGGTATGGTAGGTAGCTTGTATGTCAATAGTGTTAATTTTCATATTTTTGTTGATATATTAAAAATATTGTTGTAAATAGGCTACTTTATAGAGTAGCCTATTTTTCTATAAAAATCCTCGAATTATATTTTTATATTTATTGTTTCTAATGTCTTTTTCATGAATGTCTGTGATTTTATTATATTTATTTATCAGGATTAAATTTCCGATTTTTAACTCTTTACGTTTTAACTCTTCAATAGATTGTACCAAAAGATCTGTATTACCATTTTCTAATTTAAGAACAATAGTCCCTGCTTGTTCGAATCCTTCTTTAAGTTCTTTTTTTAACGTTCCAATCTTCTTACTTGTTATAAATTTGAAATCAGCAATCATTAATTTATTTTTGAAATGAACAATAGCATCGGCACTACTTATATTTTCATATTCAGGTAATAGAGCAACAGATTTTCCTTTCTCGTTAAGTGCTTTTGCCATTGCTAAGGTGTTATTTAGACTTTCTCCTTTACCTCTATGTAGGTCAAAAAGTACTGTTTTTGCACCGTTTGTATCGTGTTGAAAAATGAGTTTTGCTCTGTTGTCGTCTATGATTTCCTGTAAGAGGGCTTGCTTTTTGGCATTGCTACCTGCCCTCTTTAAATGCTCAACAATCATAGGTGAAAAAGGTTCAAAAGAAACATAAGTACTTTCTTGGAAAGGCTTTGATACTTCTAATAACTTCTGTAATATATCCTTATCATTTCTGTTAGCCTCAATAAAATATGGCTTTGTTTTCCAATTCTTGAACCTATCTTTGTTATCTGTTACCCATTGCTTATAATTACTTGGCACCTCACTCACGTAATTAGAGGAACTTTCAGGAGGTAGGGTTTCATCAGCTTTGAGTTCTTTGATAAGTTCTTCGTCTGTTTTAAGAATAGTAATAATATGACACTTACAGCCTACATGCCAGCCGTGGAAACGAAAAGATTTAGGATATTTACCTTTCAGCTCATCGCACATGTCATATACTTTGTGCTGTGGTGATAGGCGTACCTCGAAGCCTACAATGTCGGGGTTTTGCTGTATGCGCAACCAATCGGCGGACTTATAGGCTACATTGATTTCGTTGCTGGTAAGGCGCAAAGCGTTTTTGTAGGCGCTCCTATAAACTCCTTGCCCAGGGTGATAGTTTTGGGCGTTCTTGCTTAGTACAAGGTTGCCGTATTTGTCCCTTACTCTGCGAAATAATGCAGTGGGGTTGTTCAATAGGTTGCGTACTTCACGGCTTAGTTGGACAGCGCTTTTGCCCTCCTCCAAGGAAACAGATAAAGCAAGCTCTATTTCAGTTTGGGCTTTTTTAGCGATGTCCCATACACGATTGGAGACCGTGAAATCTTTAATCTTACGTTTCTTAAAGGTCTCAAGGGCTTCTAAGTTCTGATACTTGGTTAGTCCTTCTCTTAGTAGTTTATCCTGTTTGAGGTTCGCAAAAGCCCATTCTTTGGTAATGCCTTGCTTTATGATTTGGTCTAACTGGTTGCTGAATTTAGATAACTCCTTGTCAAAGGCTTTTCCTTTCTTGGTAGCCGCAAAGGTAAAAAGGGACTTTGTAACAAACTCTTTGAAGTCTGTTTTAAGAGCCAATGACACAGAAAAACCTACCCACTGATAGAATAATCGTTCTATCTGTTGTAGGTAAGCGAGTAGGTGCTTTCTATGTTCGTTATCGTAATTCATTAGATACTTGCTTCATTGAGGTTGCTATTCTCCTCGTATTTGATTTGCTGTAATTGGGCTTCAGGGTCTGTGATGCCAAAACGTTGCATGGCTTCTCGTTGAGAGAGTAGCGGTTTTCCTCCATTGGCTTCCATAAGGGTACGTATCATCTCGGTATCATCGTCAATATCGAACGGAGTGATGATAGGGGTGATGTCTATGGTTTTGAGTTCCTTCTCAAAGGGAATATACATCTTAGAGAGGAAAGCCAAAATGATATTGATACGCCTTTGTAGAGCAGGGATAAATATAGCCTCGTTATCTTTTACCTTGAGATGAGCAGGTAGCCATGCGAGTTTGCGCCCTACTCCTGAGAGCATATTACCTTTGCCTGCGTAGAACTCATCGGAAAGGTCAGGAGTATGGGTGAACTCGTGTATATCACGCCTATTCATACTCATTTCACGGTCAAAATTTTCATTAGCATTAGGAGGTACTACGAATTGGACATTACCTCCGTCCTTGACCTCATAGACCTTGCCCCCTGTATTATTGACAGCCATTTTACCCTCTACCTTTCCTGCGATCATTAGGATAGGCTCTCCGAATTTCTTGTTACTTTCAGAAAAATAGGTGCGCTGTACCTCGGCTATCTCTATGAGGTGCTGTACAGCATTCCATTCTGTTTCCTCTTGGCGATAGAGTACTACAGGTATTTTGCCAATTATATTAGGTTTTACCTCTGTGGTAGTAACTCCGTTCTCTGTGGTAAAGGTGTATATCTCATCAGCGGTAAAGCCTTGGAATATGGTCTTTTTATTATCCTTGGTAGTGCTTTCAATAGCAAAAGAGATAAGGTTGTCATTATCATCAAAGCGTGGATATAGCTTGTACTTGAGCGGAGATAGCACTTTGTGTCGCAATAGATATTGAGTAGGTACGCCATATTGTTCGTTAGGCTGCTCCTCCAAATACCAAAGCTCGGCTACAAGGGTGTAGCGCTTGACCTCTGTACAAATAGCACTATCAGAGAAGCTCATTTTGTTGGCTTTGATAACACTCAATTTCGTCCCTTGACCGCCAATGCCTAAGCGTTCGCATTCACTGATGTTGCAAAGTGAGGCACGTTTCACGGTTGTTCCTTCCAATTCAACCGGTGTAAACACGGCAACCGGCGATATGGTATTGGCTGCACAGCTCCATTCTATGTGGTCTAAAACCGTGTCTGCACTTTCATCTTGCCACTTAAAAGCATAGCCGGCACGCGTAGCATGATGTCCCGTGACACTTCCTGTCTGTGCAAATGTCGTGTCATCATAGCAAGAAGCTATTAAGCGATTATTTGCTACTTTATTATAGGGAGAGGATTTGCATAAACAATTGTATATCCTCTCCTTTTTATTTAATGATAAGTCAACTTCTCTCTTTAATAATCATCTGTCCATTCCTTCTTATTGTTTCTTTTAGGTGGCATCCGCGTCATTATTGCAGGGCTTGACATAGCTGTCCATTCTTTCTTGTTGTTTCTTTTAGGGGCTTAACGTGCCAATATCTCAAAACGGTCTGTATTGAGTGAAAAACTCTTCCTCACTCTAAATGAGCTTTGTGTTCTTGTTGTTTCAAATTGTTGTCTGTCAAGATGTGATGCATTCTGGTTCAAAGGGCTGCGCAAGTTGTTTCTAAAGACGCTGTAATTAGCATCAAATCACACGCTAAGATATTTATTAAAGTGTATCCAATTGAAAATAAAGAAGTTACCTTATTGATGCAACTAAACTGGTAACGATTTAGAAACGAGCGAGCTACTTGGCTCCGCTGTTTTCTGCCTAACAAAGAACGCTTGTTATTCTGTTCGCAAAGATAATACTTTGCTGGCGAATAACAAGCGT